GATTCTTGTAGACTTATTATTAGGGTTTGTTTTGCTAGGATTATTGACAATCCTATTTAAAGTAATTGAGTTTACCCTGAAACGATTATTTACGTTTTTTAGGTTTTGACATGCCCGCTTCTGATAAAGCGATCGCTAAACCTTGTTTTGTGCTTTTGACAATATTACCGCTTTTACCTGAATGAAGCTTACCTTGCTTAAATTCACCCATAACTTTGGCTACTTTGGCTAATTTACCTTTTTTGGTAGTAGGTTTCTTCATTATTTACCTCAAAAAAAATCCCCTGTGAGATCAGGGGAGAAGGAGACTTACGGAGAGTATGGACGAGTTTTATCCAATGGTCGTATTATACACCAAATGATATGCTTCTGTCAAGCGACAATACGCCTTGAAGCTATAGTAAGCATGTTATCAAACGCAAGCCCTAATTGATACTCATAGTCATCGTATTTCGTGCTTTTTAGGTATCTAGCATAGACAGCTTCCTTCTGATCTTGAGGTAAGCTATGTATGATCGCATCTATCGTCCTGACATTACCCATGTCCATGTCTGACACCATGTCTTCAAACGCATCGGAAGTAGACTCACCGCCTGACACCATACCTAGTGATCGGCTTGGATAGCCTAGCCTTGTGCTAGGTGCGTGCATCCATAAAGCCCAATCATCTAAAATCTGTTTCAGTCTGTCTATGTGCATTAGCTTCCTCTTCAGTATGTTGATAAATGCTTAATATCCTACCGCTAAAATCTGGCATAGGATGAAATATCTCTTGCAACATTGGAACTTTAGTCTTCCAATACAAATGAAACTTATTAGACTCATCAGCACTAATGATACCCTGTGAGTGTAAATTATAAACTACAGTCTGAACTTTCCTAGTATCTGATTTTAATTGATTCGCAATCTCTGGAATAGTTAAAGGGTTATCGTCTATAAGATTAATAATCCTATTTCTAAAAGTTTCTATATCGACTGACTTTCCTTCTACTTCGTATTGTCTTTGATGTGGTCTCATGATACGTCCATTACCTTACATTCCCATTTTCTGCCATTCTTGATCCATCCGTGTATATGTATTTTGATACCAGCCTTTCTTACCATGCCAACGTTCTCACTATCGGCTATTTTGTTTGCCCTTGCTGACATGTTGCTAGCAGATGTAGTCTGCACCGCTAATACTTCATTCTCTCTGATAGCAAGTAGATCGCAAAATCCCCACATGTCTTGGCGTATCTTACAAAAGTGATTCCATTTCTCTGTAATAGCAACAAGGTATCCTTCATCTCTTAACTTCTTAAGACTTAACTGCGTTGGGCTAGTCGCCAAATTGATCTCCATTAGGTTTTTCAAATCCGTCTTTAAAACGCTTTTCTACTTCACCTGTGGACTTGTTTAATTCATATTCGTAATGATCTCCACTATTTCCGTTTTGACCAATTACATCCATGCGTGATTTCTTCTTACCAAATATTTTGTCATAGTTTTCTTCGTATTCTTTGGAGTTAGGTTTATTAACTAAAGAATCTCCTGTGATTCCATTTGTAGATGCCATTATTTTATTACCTCTTTTTCGAATAACCAACCAATAGTTTTACGATGAGCCTGTTCCCATGCTTCTATTCGCTCATGTCTGTCTAGGTCTTTTTGATTGTCTATCATATCATGACATTTGTAGCAAAGACTAGCGATGCGATAGTCATGAGCTTTGATACCTGTGCCTTTACCATCACGTTGTTGATTAGAATGAGAAGCAACTACAGTCCCATCTTCTCTTCCACACATAGCACAAGGAAATTCTCTCACAGCTTCTAATAGTTTTTTATTGCGATAGTTCATATAACCTTTGAATAAGTTTAGCAACACCACCAACAAACCACACAATGCAAATGATAACTATGCCATCAATAATTGGTTGTTTCATAGTTCCCAACTCCAACCGAGACTGCTTGCCCACCTTTCACAGTCTTCTTGATACTGTGCCATCTGTTTGCTATCCAGCTTTGTCGTTGACCTAACTAACTCTACAGGATTACCTGCTATCTCTGTTTGATAACGAAGGAACTTATAGCCTAATAGTTCATGAACAGTGCTAGGATCTTCACCAATGTAATTAGCGATTGACCCGTATAGCGACCACAGCCTTTCATTTTGCTCCAAACTTCTCACTGCTTTTTCTTCAGTCACATTAACTCTCCAGCGTTTAGATAAATCTAATGCTTTAATCTTTCCCAAGAAATTCTCTAGATTGTACTTCGTTAAAACGAATCGAATCATATTTATCACTCCATCCTTTAGATTTAAAAGTAATGCCATCTTTAGACGTGGCTTTATAAACAATATCATCACCAAATAATTCTTTGCATTGTTTTATAAAGTCATTTATCGTCATGGTGATTCTTTGTATCGCAATCCTTTTTTATCAAACCAAAAATACCATTTACCCTCTACAGGATAGTTTCTTTGCTTTTGTAATAATACAACACAATCAGGTTTTTTTCTAGCCTCTTCCTCTGTGATCTTTCCACTTTCAACTTCAATCTCTTTTTCTTTGTTTCTGTAAACACATAAGATGTTATCGCATAAATTGCGTATGTGACTCGATCCTAAAATATGAGTAGCATCAGGTATCTCTTTCTCGTCTGACATCTTACGAGTATGTGCAACAAGAAAGACGTGTGTCTGTGTATCTCTCGTTGTTGTTGCTAGAGTATCTAAAAACAATTTCTGTTTTTCATAATTGTCTTCAGAAATATCTGACATCTTCATAAGTGAGTCAATAACAAACACATCACAACCTAAAACATGTTTGCCATAGTGAATTGTAGCAATCATATCTTGTGATGTAGTAGATCCTGTTTGATCGTAAATGTATAACTTATCTTTAGCACGTTCACAAAACTTTCTGATAAAGTCATCTGTTGGATCAGTAGTCTTTAAAGTTTGCTGAATCATTCTTGCAAGAGTGAGAACAGGTCTCATCTCAAGAGAGGAGATTAAGCATTTAACATCTTGAGTCATTAAAGACAATATGACTTGTGAAAGCCACATAGATTTACCATGACCTGACACACCTGTGAGAACTGTTAGTTCAGCAGGTCTTATCCTAAAGTCTTCTTCCGTTTTAATGAAACCCAGAGATTTGCCAGAGTGCATTTCATCATTAAAATATTTAACGACATCTTCAGCAAATATATCCGTACTCTTAATTTTAAATTCCGCATGTTGATACTCCCTTTCGTAATATTCGTTAATAACTTTCTTGTCTATGGTCAATGACTCTATAATTTCTCCTAGATTCATTTAGCACCATCCCATATACTCTTCTTCTTTTCTATTTCTGTATCCCATCTTTCTTGATTGATGTAAGTTAATGGCATAGGAATAAACATACCATCACTATCTTTCCATTGTTTAGTTTCTTTCATAGCTTTGACATGGCTGATAATTTTCTCACCAATCTTATCAAGCTTCTTCGATTTCCATTTTTTAAAGCAAACTTCTCTAGCGACTTTCTTTGGATACAAATTCCAAAATGTATCGAAATGAACTATAGATATTTCTTTTTCTTTTTCTTTTTCTTCTTCTATGCTAGCAATGTGATAGCAGTCACCCTCTAACCACCCTTGTAGTTTAGATAAAGTCTTGATTACAAAGGATTTATCCTTTCTTAAGGCAAATGCAATACCATCTACGTCAGGAAGTTCGCCATTCTTCCTGCTAGCAAGACACCAGCACTTTGCTAGCATTGCTTGACACTCGTCTGAAAGACCCATAAAGTCAGGATCATTCAGCAAATCATCACCATAAACCTTGAACCAAGTCATCTTTGTTTGAAATCTTGGATTCATGGGAGTATAGTGCTGAAACTTTTCCCAATTTTTAATTCTCAAAATAAACACTCCCCGTATAGTTTTATCATATCCACAACTTCCTTCTTTTGTGGTATAATATTTAATTGAAATTCTGGTCTATTTTCCATAAACCATTTAGCTTCTCGTCTAGTAGCAAACCGTCTTAAAGGTTCACCAAACTCATCTAGAACGATAAATCTATACAGTTGCATTGCGTTTTGCAAGAATATCTTTAATTTGATATGCACGCAACTCTGGAATAGGTTTCTCTTTATTTGTGTACCAGTGTTGAACTGCTTGTCTAGATACGCCTAATGCTTTAGCTAATCTATATTTACAATTATCAAAGTGTGATACTGCTTCTTCAAACGTCATAATACTCTCCTGTTATTAATGTACAAGCATATTAACATCAATTTATTTTTATGTAAAGTAAAATTTATGTTGACATTATTTTAAATGGGAGTAAAATGGCTAAACATTGAAAGGAGAGAGTTATGAAATGGGGATGGGATAAAGATAAAAACTATACTTACTATAACCAATGGGATTTTAAAACTCCTAGAAGTTATAAAGAAAGATATGGTGTTGACTATAAACAAGACTTTGCATACGAAGAAGAAAAGTTTACACAAAAAGTATTTGTTGTGATAGTATGCCTTTTCGTAATTGGATATGGAGTATTGTTATGGCTAACTTAAGAAGAGTATCAGAAATATTAAAAGAAATAACAGACGAGTTTAAAAAATCTAACGATGAATGGGAGAAACGTTATGGATCAGCAGATGTATTACGATCAAGTACTAATGGAACTGGAACAGATGATGCAAAGACTGCATCAACTGGAAGAGAGTGTGGAAATTGTGAACAACATAAAGGAGAAAAATAATGAGCGTTTACAGTAAATTAAATCAAGCAAGATTAGCATTACAAAATACACAGTTAGTAAAGTCTGGGCATAATAAATTTGCTGGCTACAAGTATTTTGAGTTAGGTGATTTCTTACCTGCTATTCAAAAAATATTTGCAGAATTAGAATTATGTGGCATTGTATCTTTTGGTCAAGAGTTAGCCATAACAATACTCCATATCCAATTACGAAAAGGCATACTATCACAACAAATACTTTTTGTGTAAACTTTTCTTCTTCTATGCTAGCAATGTGATAGCAGTCACCCTCTAACCACCCTTGTAGTTTAGATAAAGTCTTGATTACAAA